CAATCTAGTAGGAGCGTATTTTACAAAAACAAAACATATACTGATAAAACCTTTAATAAGGCTATTGATGATATGATTAAAGATAAAGAACGATAATGGCATTCAAACTTAAAGACTTTTCGGATATGATAGGTGTAGATAAAGAAACATCTACTTATGATACTCCTGTGTTTAAAAAAGATTTAAAAGATGGGGGAGTATTAGCAGAAGCTAATAATGACGGAACCATATTTATAGATAAGAGTCTTAAAGGAAAAGAAAAGCAAGAGGCAATTGATCACGAAAAAGTTCACATGGATCAAATGAAACAAGGCCGATTGCAATATGATAATAATACGGTAACTTGGAAAAAAGATACAAGAACACCAGCTAGAGTATATTCACGGGCAACTATGGAAGAAGGAGCTCATAACTTACCTTGGGAAGCCGAGGCATATAAAAAACAATAAGATGTATAAATCCACACCAATAACAAAAAAAGCAGGTAGCCCACTCTATCAGACCTTAGTTGACAACGATAAAGCAATGCGAGATAAAAGCGTTAAAAAGCAACTCGATATACGCACAACCAAAGATGTTGAAAAGGGGACAGAAGGAACAGCGGATGTAACTAAGCAAGTGCCTGGAGAAATTACAAAAACAGCAACAGATCAATGCAAGACCGATGCCTCTGGTAAAATTATTGATACCAGAAAGAGTTGTCAGCAATTAGCAAACATGACAGACGAAGAACGTAAAGCTGCAGAAGTTAAAGCTGGCTTTAGAGAAGAAGATACTGTTGTAGTAGAAAAAGGCAAAAAAGCAACTCCTGACAAAACAACTTACTTAGATACTCAAATAATGGAGGCCACCACTCGGGATGTTTTAGGAGAGGATGATACTAGAGAACTAGGGCGTACCGTTAAAAAAACAGGTAAGGATGCTCGTAGAGCAATGATGAAAGAATCTAGGATTAAAAACAAACAAGCTAAGTTTAATAAAAAGAATGACGGCAAAGAAATTGAAGCTGGGAAAAAAGGCTATAGAAAACAAGAGAGATTAAAGGCTAAAGCAATAGAAACCAAAGGAGAAAGAGAAGCTTTTGAGGATGCGTTTAAAACTGCACAATCTAACAGAAAAAGCGGAAGAAATATTGGATCTAGTATTGCTGGAGAAGACAGGATGAGAACACAAGGGCAATTAACGCCGGATGAGCAAATAGCCCAAAACAAAATTAAGCAAGAAAGAAATACTCCTCCAGTTGATTATAAGAAATATTTTGCGGATCTAGCAGAAAGACTGAATACCTTTAAGTTAAATTATCCTACTTCTACTTCTCCAACTAATATGCGAGCTCCTTTGAAGAAAAATTATTTTAAAAAGTAATAATTATGGCGTACTCACAATCACCAAAATCACCATTAGCAAAAGCTTTAAAAGGCAAGCAACATAATTTGCCAGATCATTTAAAAGCTAAGATAGAAGCAGCACCTGTTAAACAAACTAAATCTGCAAAAACAGCAGCTAAAGGAGCTAAAGCAGTCGACGAAGGTAGGGACAAAAAAGCTGATAGGTTATATAAAAGAGCGGCTAAACAGGAAAATAGAGAAATAAGGAAGTCTGAAAGAAAATCAAAAAAAGGTGGTAATCCTAGGCGAACTATAGGTAGAGGCAAAAACTTTAATAAAGCAAACAAGACAGGCACTGGCGCAGCTGCGGGAGGAGGTATGACTCAAAAGGGAGTTAATGAATATAAGCGTAAAAATCCCGGCAGTAAGCTTCAGACAGCTGTTACAACAAAGCCTTCAAAGTTAGACCCGGACAGCAAAGCTGCTGGAAGGCGCAGATCCTTTTGCGCTAGGTCTAAAGGCTGGACAGGAGAAAGAGGCAAGGCCGCTAGAAGGAGATGGAACTGTTAATATTATGAAATCAAAAGGATTAGGAGACTCAATAGAAAAATTTACTAAAGCAACTGGCATAAAAAGATTAGCTGATAAAATACCAGGTGGTTGCGGCTGTGCGCAGAGAAAAGAAACATTAAACAAATTATTACCATATAAAAACAAATAAGATGGCATACAAACAAAAAGGCTGTACTCCAATTACAGCAAAAATTCAAAAGACTACCAAAGGAGGAATGACCAACCCTTTGTTGAAAGCGATGGGCGTACCCATGAAGAAAAACCCTTCAATGGCTAAACGATCTGATTTACCTACTAGCACAAAAACTTCTAATAGAGATGCGGAGAATGCCGCAACTATGGGTAGAATAAAAGATAAATACCAAAAGGTAGTAAATGCTAAAAACAGAAGAGAAGGTAAAGCAGTTTCTTACGATGCAGCATACGCTGATGCTGACAAAAGCAAATACAAAACAAAAGAGGAATTTATTACTGCAGCTAAAACGTATAACAAAAAGAAATATAATACTACTAATCCTACAGCTGATGCTAAAAAAGCAGGTAAAACAAAAGCTCAATTAGCTACTGACGTTAAAAATAATAGAAGTAAGTCTAGACCCAAAGTGGAAAAGGTGTCTAATATAGAGACTAGAGGAACAACAGAAAAAATTTCTGAAATAAAAACGGCCCCTAAAACTAAAAAAGAAGCTAGAGTTGAAAACAGAACTAACAGAAAAACTGCTAGAAAAGAAAACAGAGCTAACAGAAAAGCAACAAGAGAAGAAAACAAAGCTAACAGAAAAGCCGCTAGAAATGCTTCACCAGCTAAACAAACAATGCAACAGCAAAACCTAAAAAAAGGGAATAAACGAGCTAAGCAAAAAATGGGAAAGGCTGTAGTACTTCCTGTAAAGGAAAAACCGACGAACACTTCGAAAGCTCCTGCAGGATATAGCTCAAGAACACGTAAGGACATGGCAGCTAAAAAAGCTGTAACTCCTAATAAGATAAGGAAAACAAAAAGGTCAGAGGCGAGAAGAGCAGCAAGTACGGAACAAAGGGGTATTACTAGCTCAAGGAATAAAAAAAGCTACTTTGATCGCGAAAGTAGAAGGGCTCGTCAAGAAGCAAGGGAAAATAATGGATAAAATATGGTCATGGCTTACCGGGAACGTTATCAAAGAAGTTGGTGGCGTTCTCGATAACCTTATAACAAGTAAAGAAGAAAAGCTAGAAGCTAAAAAGGCAATAGAGGTTATATTGCAAGAAGCTGAAGCAAATGCTCAGGAACAAGTAACTAGAAGATGGGAGTCAGATATGAAATCTGATTCTTTCTTGTCAAAGAATATAAGACCCATGGTGCTTATATATTTAACAGTTATATTTACTGCTTGCGCGTTTTTTGATGGTAATATAGGCGAGTTTAAAATAGCTGAAGAATATATACCTATATTTCAAACTTTACTAGTTACTGTCTATGGTGCTTATTTTGTTGGACGTTCGTACGAAAAAGCTAAATCAATAAGTAACAAAAACACGTAATAAATAAAATAACGGAATATTAATTTTAAATCTAATCAAATGGCAAAAAAGAAAACAAAAAAAGAAGTACCTGTAATAGGTGGTAAATTTATTACAAACGATGAATTAACTAGTGTTAAAGCGGCAGTAGAAGCTGTTAACCGATTGCAAATGCAAGTTGGAGGTATTGAGCTCCAAAAGCATGATCTTATGCATACAATGAAAATGAAAACAGATGTATTAGAGGCGGTGCAAAAAACATTAGAAGAAAAATACGGAGATGTATCAATAGATATAGTTACCGGAGAAATGAAAGATAATGCACCTAGTACGAAAAATTAGTATAGGTAGAGACTATAAAAATGATGCCATGCATTATTCTGTAGGACAGGAAGTGTATGGTGGTCATATTATAGATAGTATAATTGAAGAAGATGATAAGTATTCAATATACATAATAAAGAACAACGAAGTATTGCCTTGGAAAGACTTCAATAAAAACATGGCAATAGCTATAGAGTATAACTTAGAATATTAATGAAAGGTTATATGGATTTTGTTGTAGAACCTGCCGAGGGTAGATACAGCAATAAATTAGATATAGATGGGAATGAGTTTATACTTAATACTGAATTACAAAACCATTCCTATGTATCTAGAATAGGTTTAGTAATTTCAGAACCTTACTTTAACGATACAGAAATACGTAAAGGTGATTTTATAATTCTTCATCACAATGTATTTAGAAGATTTAGAGATATACGAGGTAAAGAAAAAAACTCAAGAAGTTTTTATAAAGAAGACAAATATTTTGTACAACCTAATCAAATATTTGCATACAAGCGTAAAAAAGAATGGTTAGCTTCTAAAGGATTTAATTTTGTACAACCTATTAAAGAAACAAAAATGTTTTCAAATGGTTTTGAAAAAGAAGGTATAGGTATAATAAGATACAAAGATCCTGAACTTAAATCTATAAAAGTAAACGATCTTATAGGGTTTAGACCCGGGGCAGAATACGAATTTATTGTAGAAGGTAAAAAAATGTATCGAGTACCTACTAATCAAATTACAATCAAATATGAATATCAAGGAGACGAAGAAGAGTATAATCCAGGCTGGGCACAAAGCAGTTGAGGAGTTAATTAAAGTAGCTAAAGAAGCTATAGTAGATTCTGACGATGATATCTCCGCTGATAGATTAAAAAATGCTGCGGCTACAAAAAAATTAGCTATATTTGATGCGTTTGAAATTTTGAACAGAATACAAGCAGAAGAAGATATATTAAACGAAAAGCCTAAAGAAGATACAAAAGAAAAAACTTATAAGGGCTTTGCAGAAAGAAGAGCTAAGTAATGTATCAGCAAGATCTTTACTCAGTTATAACCCCTGTAAAAGGTAATATACTATCTAGGCGAAATAGCTTAAAAAACTGGAAATACGGTTACGATAAGGACAGTGATATAATTGTTATTAGCAAAACTGGGCAGATAGGAGATATATATAATATACAAGGTTTAAAAATTGCATTACCTAAACAACCTAAAAAACTTGTTAAAGGCAATGATTTATGGAAGCCTGAAGAATATCCTAAAGAACTTAAAAGAATACAAAGCATATTTGAGTGGAAAGATTATCCAGACAGTTTTAAGGAAAAATGGGAACCTTATATAGATGAGCAATTTGAAAGAAGAGAAAAAGGGTACTGGTTTAGCAACAACAACGTTCCTACTTATATCACTGGCACTCACTACATGTATTTGCAGTGGTCAAAAATTGATGTGGGATTACCAGACTTTCGTGAATCAAACAGATTATTCTATATATTCTGGGAAGCGTGCAAGGCAGATACACGTTGTTATGGTATTTGCTACCTTAAAAATAGGCGTTCAGGATTTTCATTTATGGCGTCAGGAGAAACGATTAACCAGGCTACAGTATCTAGTGACTCCAGGTTTGGTATACTATCGAAATCAGGGGCTGATGCAAAGAAGATGTTCACGGACAAAGTTGTGCCTATATCGATCAACTATCCGTTTTTCTTTAAACCGATTCAGGACGGTATGGATCGGCCAAAGCAGGAATTAGCATATAGGGTTCCAGCTTCTAGATTAACAAAGCGATCTATACAAAATACGGACTCTGACCAAATAATACTAGAAGGATTAGACACAACTATAGATTATAAAAATACAGGTGATAACAGTTATGATGGGGAGAAGCTAAAACTTTTAGTTCACGATGAATCAGGTAAATGGGAAAAGCCTAATAACATACTTAATAACTGGGGGGTAACAAAAACATGTTTACGTTTAGGTAGTCGAATTATTGGTAAGTGTATGATGGGATCAACTTCTAATGCTTTAGACAAAGGAGGAACAAATTTTAAAAAGCTATATCAGTCGTCTGATGTAAATAAAAGGAATAAGAATGGACAAACAAAATCTGGACTATATAGTCTGTTCATTCCTATGGAATGGAATTATGAAGGATTCATCGATAAATATGGAATGCCCGTATTCGATACTCCGGGAAAACCTCTAGAAGACCCATACGGCTCACCTATTGAGCTCGGAGTAATTGAGCATTGGAATAACGAAGCAGATGGATTAAAAGGCGACCAGGACGGCTTAAACGAGCATTACAGGCAGTTTCCGCGCACAACAGAACATGCGTTTAGAGATGAGACTCAAAATAGTATATATAATTTAGTAAAAATATACGAACAAATAGATTACAACGAAGACTTAAGACATTCAGCGGTATTAACCCGCGGAAGCTTTAGTTGGGAAAATGGAATAAAAGATACTAAAGTTAAATTTAGTCCAAATCCACAGGGAAGATTTAATATATCGTGGGTACCAAGTTTAAATATACAAAACAAACAATATGTTAAAAATGGTTTTAAGTCGCCAGGTAATGATCACATTGGTGCTTTTGGCTGTGATAGTTATGATATTAGTGGTACAACAGATGGTAGAGGGTCTAAAGGCGCGCTTCATGGGCTTACGAAGTTTTCAATGGAGGACGCTCCCCCCAATGCATTTTTTTTAGAATACTTAGCTAGGCCTCAAACGGCAGAGATGTTTTTTGAAGATGTATTAATGGCTTTGGTTTTTTATGGTATGCCAATATTGTGTGAAAACAATAAGCCAAGACTTTTGTATTATTTAAAAAGAAGAGGTTACCGAGGTTATTCAATGAATAGACCTGACAAAGCTTGGAATAAATTATCTAAAACGGAAAAAGAAATTGGGGGAATACCAAACTCTAGTGAAGATATAAAGCAAGCGCATGCAGCAGCAATTGAATCTTATATAGATAAACACGTAGGAATTAAAGAAGATGGACAGTACGGAAATATGTATTTTAATACCACGTTAAACGATTGGGCTAAATTTGATATAAATAACAGAACTAAATTTGATGCTGCTATAAGTTCTGGTTTAGCTATAATGGCGGTCAATAGGCATTTATATAGTCCGTCCGCTGAAAGGCAAAAGCAAAAACTAAATTTAAAAATAAGTAGATACTCCAATGCAGGAAGTGTTTCGAAATTAATAGAAAAATAAAAATATGGCTGAGTCAGTTATAACAAGTTATTTTCCAAGCCAAATAGCTAGCGATTCTGAGAAGATGAGTTTAGACTATGGAACTAGAGTAGGTAGAGCGATAGAGAACGAGTGGTTTCGTTCTGATAATGGTATTGGTCGTTTTAAAAGTAATCAAAACACTTTTCATAATTTAAGATTATATGCTAGAGGAGAACAAGGAGTACAAAAATACAAAGATGAGTTATCAATAAACGGAGACTTATCTTATCTTAATTTAGATTGGAAGCCTGTGCCTATAATACCTAAGTTTGTAGATATATTAGTTAATGGTATATCAGAAAGAATGTTTGATGTTAAAGCTTATTCTCAAGACCCTTATGGTGTAGATAAAAGAACTAAGTATATGGAATCTATACTTAGAGACATGCAGACAAAAGAGCTTGGTGAATACGTGGAAGCTGAATTTGGCGTTAACTTATTTGAAAACAATCCGGAAGATTTGCCTAAAAACAAAGAAGAGCTTAACTTGCACATGCAACTATCTTATAAGCAAGAGGTGGAACTTGCAGAAGAACAAGCTATAAATACTTTATTGGAAGGTAATAAATACGACTTAACTAAGAAAAGATGCACTTATGACCTAGCTACCATAGGTATTGCTGCAGTTAAGAACGGATTCAGTAAAGCAGAAGGAGCTACAGTTGAATACGTAGACCCTGTTAATTTAGTTTGGTCATATACAGAATCGCCTTACTTTGACGATATATATTATGTTGGGGAAGTTAAGAGTGTACATATAAATGAATTAAAGAAGGAATTCCCTTGGCTCACCAACGATGACTTAAAAGAAATATCAAATCAATCTTACCAAAACAATGGATTCTATGATAGAACTTTGACTAATTATGATGAAGATGATTCTAATACTGTTCAAATACTGTATTATAATTATAAGACTTATGCTAACGAAGTTTACAAAGTAAAAGAATCCGCTACGGGTGCCGCAAAACTTATACCAAAAGACGATCAGTTTAATCCGCCTGAGGAATTATATGTTGAATACGGTATACAAAAATTATCTAGATCACTAGAGGTATTGTATGAAGGAGTAAAAGTTTTAGGTGGTAAAACATTAAAGTGGGAAATAGCTACTAATATGATACGCCCTAAGAGTGACTATACTAAAGTTAAAATGAATTATAGTATTGTTGCGCCTAGAATGTACAAAGGCCGTATAGAAAGTATTGTTTCTCGTATAACAGGTTTTGCTGATATGATTCAGCTTACTCATTTAAAACTACAGCAAGTATTATCTAGAATGGTACCTGATGGTGTTTATTTAGATGCAGACGGACTGGCTGAAGTAGATTTAGGTAATGGAACAAATTACAATCCCCAAGAAGCATTAAATATGTTTTTCCAAACAGGTTCTGTAATAGGTAGATCATTTACGCAAGAGGGGGATATGAATCCTGGTAAAGTGCCTATTCAAGAATTACAATCAGGATCTGGGGGAGCTAAGTTACAGTCTTTAATATCTACGTATAACTATTATATGCAAATGATTAGAGATGTGACAGGACTAAATGAAGCTAGAGATGGAAGTACTCCAGACGCTAGGGCTTTAGTAGGAGTGCAGAAACTAGCAGCAGCTAATTCCAATACGGCCACAAGACATATATTAGATGCTACTTTATTTTTAGCAAAAGATTTATGTGAAAATTTATCACTACGTATATCTGACATATTAGAATACTCACCTACTAAAGAAGCATTTATACATAAGATAGGTAATCAAAATGTAGCTGTGCTTGAAGAAATGAGCGATTTATATTTATACGATTTCGGTATATTTATAGAATTACAACCTGACGAAGAACAAAAAGCGGTATTAGAAAACAATATACAAACAGCTTTACAAGCAGGACTTATAGATCTTACAGACGCTATAGATATCAGAGAAATAAAAAACATAAACTTAGCTAACCAGCTTTTAAAAATAAGGAGAGTTGAAAAACAAGAAAGAGATCAGCAAATGCAGCAGCAAAACATACAAGCACAGTCTCAAGCTAACGCTCAGGCTACCCAAGTTGCTGCTCAAGCTGAAGTGCAAAAGCAACAAGCTTTAATGCAGCAAAAAATGGAGCTAGAACAAATGAAAGCTCAAATTGATGCGCAAAAAATGCAAGCCGAGGTTAAAGCTAAAAAGGAATTAATGGGTCTTGAATTTCAAATGAATATGCAATTAAAAGGTATGGAAGTGCAAGGTAAAAAATCAGAGTTATCTGAAAGAGAAGATAGAAAAGACGAAAGAACTAAAATACAAGCAACACAGCAAAGTGAGTTAATAAATCAAAGACAAAATGATACAATGCCTAAAAACTTTGAATCAGCAGGAAATGATGTGCTTAACGGCAATTTTAACTTAGGATCCGGTGATCCTAGGTAATAATAGTAGTAATAATTATATAATATTTTATCATGGAAGAAGAAGTAAAAACAGAGGTAGAGAAGACAGAAGAAACTCAACCTCAAGAAGCTGCTCCTATAACACAGGAGGACAGTGGATTAATCAAAGTAGACTTAGGTCAATTAAACAAAGCAGAAGCAAATGCCATTCCAGAACAAGAAACAGATGCAAGCGATGTTCCTGTCAGAGAATCCGAAGACGCGAAGAGTAGCGAAGAAGTGGTTCAAGAAGTACGGGAGTCCGTTCAAAATGAAGAACAACCTGTTCTACAAGAAATAACAGGGGAAGAGGTACAAGATCAAGTAGATGCAGTAAAAGAACAAGTAGAAGAGGCTATTGAAAATCAACAGCCTGGGGTGGATTTACCTGAAAATATTCAAAAGGTTGTAGACTTTATGAATGATACAGGCGGCAGTTTAAAAGACTATGTTAATCTAAACACTGATTATTCGTCTCTTAATGAAGATCAATTATTAAAAGAGTATTACGAGAATACTAAACCTCATTTAGATTCAGAAGAAATTGGATTTATCATGGAAGATAAATTTAGTTTTGACGAAGACATAGACGAAGAAAGAGATATTCGTAGAAAAAAGCTTGCTAGAAAAGAGGAGTTAGCTAAAGCTAAAAACCACTTAGAAGGATTAAAAAGTAAATACTACGATGAAATAAAAGCTGGGTCACGGTTAAACCCAGAACAAAAAAAGGCGGTTGAATTTTTCAATCGTTATAACCAAGATAGCGAGAAGTTGACAGCGGATAGAGAAAAACAAACTTCTATATTTAATGAAAAAACTGAAAAACTATTTTCTAATGAATTCAAAGGTTTTGATTTCGAAGTTGGAGATAAAAAATTCAGGTATAAAGTTAATGACGTAGAAGGAGTGAAATCTAAGCAAGGAGACATTTCAAATTTTGTTAAGAAGTTCTTAGACGATAAAAATGAAATGGCAGACGCAAAAGGTTACCACAAATCTTTATTTACAGCAATGAATCCCGATGCAATTGCAAACCATTTTTACCAACAAGGTAAAGCTGATGCAATGAAAACGAGTATGGAAAAAGCTAAAAACATTGACATGAATCCGAGAGGGACTCATGAAGATGTTAAACCACCTAATGGGTGGACAGTCAGATCTATACCAGGGAATAATGAGTCAACTACAAAGCTTAGAATTAAAAAGAGAAAATAATAATTACTAAACTTTACAAATAATGGCAAATGGATCATTTACTGGGAGCGCGGCGGCTTTAGCGCACTTAACTCCTAGACCAACACAAACGTTGTTTAACGACAACTACCTGGCCCTAGCGGACATGGATTTTACACAACAATTCTTACCAGAAGTATACGAAAAAGAAGTAGAGCGTTACGGAAACCGTACAATCTCTGGATTCTTACGTATGGTAGGAGCTGAAATGCCTATGGCATCTGACCAAGTAGTATGGTCTGAGCAAGGGCGTTTACACATTGCTTATGATGATGTTACTGTTGCATCTGCAACTTCAATTACAATTCCAGCTGGAGCTGGAGCTACTAACAAAAACCTAATCGGACCTGGAGACACTATCGTGATCGCTGACACTACTGGATTAACAGTTGAGAAAGCATACGTTAGCGCTGTGTCTGTTGCGGGATCAGGAGTAGCTACTTTAACAATTGCAGGATATGCAGGGGCTGTTACAGTTACTGGTACTGGAAATGTAAAAGTATTCGTATATGGAAATGAATATGCGAAAGGAACTTCAAATGCAGGTACTTCTGTTGATGCTGCTTTCGAACAGTTTAACAATAAGCCAATCATTCTACGTAACAAGTACAATGTAAGCGGATCTGACACTGCTCAAATTGGGTGGGTAGAAGTAACTACTGAAGCTGGAACTTCCGGATACTTATGGTACTTAAAGTCTGAGCACGAATCTCGTATACGTTTCGAAGATCACTTAGAAATGGCTATGATTGAAGCTGAAAAAGCTGCTGCTGCTCTTACGCCAGCTGCTGGATTAGGAGGAGGAACTGAAATTACTGGTTCTGACGGACTTTTTGCTGCTTTAGAAAACAGAGGTCTTGTTTATACAGACGCTGATTTTGGAACTGGAGGAGACTTAGGATTAAGCGATTTTGACGCTATCTTAGGAGAGCTTGATAAGCAAGGAGCTATCGAAGAAAATATGTTATTCTTAGATCGTTCGACTTCTTTAGGTATCGACAATATGTTAGCTGCTCAAAATTCTTACGGAACTGGAGGAACATCTTACGGTGTATTCGAAAATTCAGAGGATATGGCACTTAACTTAGGGTTTAGCGGATTCCGTAGAGGATCTTATGATTTTTACAAAACAGATTGGAAATACTTAAACGATGCTACCACTAGAGGATTAGTTGGAGATATCGAAGGTGTAGTTGTTCCTGCCGGAACTTCAACAGTTTACGATCAAATGTTAGGTAAAAACATCTCAAGACCTTTCTTACACATCCGCTACAGAGCTTCTGAAGCAGATGATAGAAAAATGAAGTCTTGGATCACAGGATCTGTAGGTGGAAACTTTACAAGCGACGAAGACGCTATGAACGTTCACTTCTTATCAGAAAGATGTTTATGTGTACAAGCGGCAAACAACTTCATATTATTGAAGAATACTGCAGCATAGTTAATTTTATTAGTGTGCTGGGGATCTTTGGTCCCTAGCCACTATTTTTATCAATTTTATAATATTATATCATGGCAAACAAGAAAAAGCCCGTAGCTAAAAAAGCTACACCGCAAGAACCTATCACAGATGGGTTACCAATACAAGTAGAAAAAGTAGAGCCAGTAGCTGTTAAGCCAACTAAGCCTGCTGAACCACAATGGGAATATAGAGATAGAACTTATGTTTTAAAAACAGGTAAGTCACCTCTTTTATATACTTTACCATCAAAACATTCTCAAAGAAAACCTTTATTATTTTTTGATACAAAAAAAGGTTATCAAAGAGAATTGCGTTATGCTACAAATCAAAAATCACCATTTGTAGATGAGCAAAAAGGCCCGGCAACTCTAGGCAGAATAGCTATGAGAGATGGGATGATTAAAGTAAGAAAAGAAGATGTTGCTTTACAAAAACTACTCTCTCTGTATCATCCTTTAAAAGATAAAATATATTACGAATTTGATCCAGTACAAGTTTCTGTAAATGAATTAGACTGGATTGAACTAGAATTAGAAGCGTTAACATTAGCAAGAGACATGAATATTGATACAGCCGAAGGCATACTGAGAGCTGAATATGGGAGTAAAGTTAATGAATTATCGTCTAGCGAGTTAAAGCGAGATTTAATGATATTTGCTAAAAGGCAACCAGCATTATTTATAGAATTAGCTAATGATGACAATGTACAATTACGTAATGTAGGTATCAAAGCCGTAGAAGCTAAGATAATAAATTTATCTGCTGATCAAAGAACGTTCGCTTACGGTGAAGGAGGTAGAAAGTTAATGACTGTACCTTTTGACGAACATCCTTATAGTGCTTTAGCTGCATACTTCAAAACTGATGAAGGAATGGAAGTTTATAAAGCCATATTAAAAAGACTTTACTAAGTCACTTTTATAGTAGCTAGGCTGCTTAACGGTGGCCTAACTATTATAATAATAAAAAAAGAAAAATGAGCGTAAATATAAATACTGTTTATCAAAGAGTACTAGCGGTACTCAACAAAGAGCAACGAGGGTATGTTACGCCCCAAGAATTTAATTTGTTTGCAAACCAGGCACAACTGGATTTGTTTGAGCAATATTTTTACGACATCAATCAATTCGGTAGAATACCAGGAAACGAAACCGAATACTCAGATATGGTAGACCTTTTGGAAAAGAAGTTAGCTATATTTGAAACCTCTGCAGACCTGGTAGCTTCAGCAAACAAATTTACTTTACCCTCAGATATGTATAAGTTAGGGGCTATTTTATATAATAGTATAGAAGTAGAAAGAATTACTCCTAAAGAATGGATATTAATAAATCAATCTCCTTTAACGGCACCTAGTAATGCGAGGCCTATATATAAAACTGCAGGAACTAATCTTATTGAAGCAAAAGGCACAGCTACATTAACTTCAGGCGTAAGCGCTCAATATGTCAAAAAGCCCGCTACTGTAATATGGGCACACAAAACATTATTTAATGAGCCTTTATATGACCCTACAAATAGTGTAAACTTCGAGCTAGACGTTTCAGAAGAAACAGAGTTGGTTATAAAAATACTAGAGCTTTGCGGTATTTTAATAAAAGACTTAGGACTATACCAAGTATTTGACAAAGAAGATCAAGAAACAATACAACAACAAAAATCATAATATATGGGTTTAATAACACAAACTGACGAACAATACTATTTAGGCCCTGACGGAGTATGGAATAGCTTTGACGAAAATTACGGTAGCTATCAGTTCACGTCTATAAAAAATGTTATAAATAACTTTATGATTTCTTATGTAGGTCTTGAAAAAAATATATCTAAAGTAAAAAGAACTGAGGTTGCTTTTCACGCTCAAAGAGGAATACAAGAATTTAGTTTTGATACATTACCTTCTATAAAATCTCAAGAAATTGAAATAGGGCCCACTTTAAACTTTGTTTTACCTAAAGACTACGTAAACTATGTAAAATTAGTTTGGGTTGATTCTAAGGGTATAGAACGAATCATATATCCAACCAGCAAGACTTCTAATCCTCTGCCTATACTTCAAGATTCCAATTTTGAGTATTTGTTTGACGAACAAAGCAGTGAAATATTAACTGCTGAGGAGTCAGAAACTAGAAAAAGATTTCAAACTCAGAACAATACAAGTGATAATAATAATGAGGATTTGAACGACCGACTAAACCAGGGAGGTTGGGGCAGAAGATATGGACTTTCTCCTGAGCAAGCTCAAACAAACGGAGTATTCTATATTGATCGTATATCTAATATAATATACTTTGACTCTAGCTTTGTGGGTAAGGTAGTAACTTTAAAGTATATATCAGATGGATTAGCTACAGATGAAGAAATGGTTATTCATAAGTTTGCGGAAGAAGCTTTATATAACTATATAGCTTATGCAATATTATCTAAAAGAGCTAATACTCCTGAATATTTAGTTGCTAGATACAAAAAGCAACTAGCTTCTACAAAAAGAAATGCTAAATTAAGATTATCAAATATTAAAATAGAAGAGCTTACGCAAGTTATGCGTAACAAATCTAAAATTATAAAACACTAATATATGGGTGAGTTTGTACATGTCTTCCAAGCAGGGAGAATGAACACAGATCTAGACGAAAGACTTGTTCCAAATGGCGAATATCGAGATGCATTAAACTTAGATTTAGCAAACTCAGATAATGGTAATATGGGCTCTTTGCAGAATGTAGAGGGCAATTTGCAGTTAAGGGGTAAGCCTCAATGGAACGATAATTATATAGATTCTTTAACTAACCCAAAATGTATAGGATCTTTTGTTGATGACAAAACAGATAAAATTTATTGGTTTATAACTTCTACAGAGGCTGATTGCATTGCTGAATATAGCTTTGCGGGTGGTCAAATAAAACCAGTCATAGTTGACACTAATAATGTTCTAAATTTTTCTACGCAAAACTTAATTACAGGTATAAATATGATAGACAATTTATTGTTTTGGACAGATAATAATTCTGAGCCAAAAACAATAAATATTGATAAATTTAAAAGAGGATCTGTAAACTTTGTAACACACACTAAAATACCAGCTTACGATAGCGCGAGTCAGACATACAGCGCTAATTTGACAGGTAGACCTGATTTTAATGAAGCAGATGTAACTGTTATTAAAAAAGCACCACTTACAGCCCTTACATTAGACATGTCAGCTAGTTCAAGAGGCAATAAACTTGGTACTGGAGCAAGCCCCATAGAATACGGAATATACAACCCGGTGGTTACTCCAGTTAATGGTAGAATAAATTTTACTTATGCTCCTGATGCTACTGTTGACGAAATTAGAGAATCATTACCCACTAGATATGATTGGGAG